TACAGCCCATCCCAGGCATCCTTTAGCACGCTGCCGATTGCCTCGGCGAGTGGTAATATAACCTTTTTCCAGATTGATTTGAGCAGGTCAGATAATATTTTAAATACCGGTTGCAGTACTGTGCCAATAAAATCAGCAAGCGGTACTAATACGTTTTCCCAGAGATTTTTAAAGATGCTGATTAAGTTAGGGATTAAGGTATCAACAAAAAACTGTATTACAGGCATTAAAATATCACGCCATACGCTGGCTAATACCATGCTTATAAAGTCAGCTAAAGGTTGCAGAGCTTCCATCCATGTTGCGCCTAAGTTGGCAATAGATTGTCTAAAACTCTCACTGTTATTATATAGGTCTATAAATGTGTAAATCAGCAAGCCAAATGCGGCTACTATTAATGTTACTGGACTAAAAATTGCTCCCATGGCAGCGCTTATACCGCTTAATATGGTGCTTAATAAAGCTCCGGATGCAGCTGCACTGCCTAATGCACTAATAAACGGAGCTATAAAAGATATAAATTCAGCTATCTTAAACGCAGCGAAAAAGGCACCGATTATTATTGCTGCATTTCTTACCAGTTCCTGATTTTCAGAAATCCAATTAGATAAATTTTGTAATCCTATAGTTATTAGCTGCAGGCCGGTTATTACTGCATCCCCTGCCCATGAAGCAAGCGGTTGCAGAAAGCTTTCCCATAACCATTGACCGAAAGGCTGAAAAACTGTCATAACAGAATTTAAAACTCCTATCGCAGCTCCTAACATATCAAAAAAGTTAGGTATAAACTCGGATATAGTCCAGGAGCCTAACGGTACCAGCACATTATCATATAGCCACTTTAATCCATTTCCGACATTCTCAGCAAAAGGTGTAACAGCTATTTTCAGTCTGTCAAACGCGTCTATTGCCGGCTGTAGTAGTTCTTTAAGCTTACTAACACTATCAAGCAACTTATTATCTATTTCAACCTCTTCAAACATCTGTTGAGGTCCCGGAGCTTTATATTCTCCGGTACCGGCATCTGATACATTATTAAGCTTATCAATAGGACTTAACGTTTTATCTGCTTCCTTACCTGTCTTTTCTAAGGATTTCGCATAATCTATCTGAGCATCCTTTGCCTTTGTAAATGTTGTCGCTCCGGTTAAAAGCGCAGTAAAAAATTGCCCCATAGTGGTTAT